CTTCAAAGCTACGCTCAGATGACTCTGTTTCGTAGATTTCTTTGTGCTCTTCGCCGTATTTAGCATACTCAAGACCGAACAAAGCGTTCAAGCCGGGGAGTAATTCTTTGAGCAGTTGTGCGCGTGAAATAGCCATGATTTAGCTCCTTAGATGCCAACGGCGTTAGTGAAAGCGGAAGCGCCGGGATTGAACTTCACAAACACTTCAGTGTATGTGTCGGTCAATGGGGAAGCGAAACCAATGATCTTGAACGCAGCAGCAGTCGTTACAACTGAACTTTCTAAGGCGCTGGTAGAGTTACCTGTACGGGTATTACCTGTAGAAGTAGACTGTGCAGCAGCAAAGAAAGTGTTTGCGCCAAGAGCGGCCTGAGTAACTTGACCATCCAATTGAGCTTGGAACGTCACGTTAGGGTCAGTGATAACGTATGCAGTCACCACGCCGGTTGTGCCGGAGGGGTAGTACTGACCGTAAATCTGCTGGCCTTGTGCGTTGATGTAGGATGCACCAACAAACACGCCCCAAGCACCCATACTGTCGCCACCAAGGTTATTGGTAGTTAAGTCTGCGCCGGTAGCGGTAGACAAAGCGATATAACCCGCGGCATTGATAATTACAGCTTGTCCAAAGAACAAGTTGGAATTAAGACCTGCTGGGTCAATCAAGAACTGACTCGTAGCACCGGCATAAGGCATACCGTCGTTACGATTTATGGCTTTTAGGCCATAGGGAGTATTGGTCATTGACATTTAAGTCTCCAAAAAAATTTAAGTACCTTTTCCGAAAGTGACCGTAGACTTACGTTCTTTAAACATAGGCATCCGTGGGTCATTCTCGCGCATGTAAGTGTTGTCCACTGACTGCATTTGTGCTTCCGCTTGATTGCGATAGTACGAATTGCGTTGTTCAGTAAATTCCACAGGTGTTTTGCAAAGCAACAAACCGCCCACTTCAACGCTGTCTGGGAACCTTGCGTTGCCGCTAGAACCAAACATACGAATCTCAGGGTGGTCAGAAGCCCTAACGGGTTCCCAGCCTTCGCGTAGTTTTCCAGAAATATTAGTGGCGTCGTCTTTGCCTAACGAAGCAATTCGGATCCAGCGAAACGCATAACCCTCTTCCGGATTCGGATCGGGTAGAAGTTGAGGAGGCATCCAATGTTTTGGGCGTTCCATCTTTTCGCGGGTATCGAGCTCTCGTGCTAAACGTGTTGACTTTTCCATTTTATTTCCTTAACTGTTCTTCCGCAACCTTACGAGCATAGAGATCCAAAGGAACTCCAAGCCGCTTGGCGATATTCACCTGTGTCTGCGTAAGCACGATCTTTTTAGGCGCTGTGCTACGGGTTGCAGGTGCAACGTTTGATCTTTTCGGCGAAGTTGGCGCATTCACCGGTCTCTCAGACTCAAACTGATCTGGGAAAACTTGTCTAACTCGAGAATTTAACTTCTCGTAATACTCGTTGGACTGAGGATCAACTCCAGATTTAACTAGCTTGGTGTGGAGTCCAAGTGCAAAGCTAGTCATCTCATCATCAGAACCAAACCATCTATTTTCTGATTGCCACGCCATAGCTTTTTGGTCTACGGGCGGCTGTTTTGTAACTTGTTGTGGTATTTGTACCTCAGATTTTTGTTGTTGTAAAGGGGCAGGCTTAAAATTGTTCACGCGCTCCATCTTGGATTTAGCGGCAATCAATGCTTCCTGAGCATCCACAATAGCGTCTGAGTCACCTGATTCATAGGCTTCTTTGTATCTGGCCTTGGCTTTTTCAACCTCGTTACCAACTACTTTTTTAGCCTGTTCTAGCAAGGCTTGCTGGTTGGTATTCAAAGAGCCTTTGAGCTTTTTGTTCTCCTCAACCACGGCTTGAGCAATACGCAGGGCTTCTTCTCTCTCCCGCTCTGCTGATTCTTTAGCACGGCGTTCTTCGTGATAGCCCTTCGTAAAATGCTGGATGCGCTTGCGCACGCCCTCATCGTACTTAGTTAGTTCATCCTCGGCAAAGTCCTTGGGAGGCTCTTCCATGCGGCTACGCCCACGGTCTTCCTCGGGGGTGTCGTCTACTACCTCGACTTCCGTCTCGCCTTCAATCTCGTACTCGACTTTTTCTTCACTGTCGGCTTTGACTTCTTTCTCGTCGGGGAATTTATATTCTTCGTCTTTGGCCATGATCTACTCCTTAGTTGGGACGTTGAATGCCACGGGGGTCTTGTACGACCGCTTGAATAGAGTCATCATTAATGAGTCTCCATTCTGTACCGTGAATCTTCATGCGGGTTCCCGTGTTAGGACGTACTAACACAAAGTCACCAACTTTACAGGATGGGCCAGAAGGGAATCGGGCTTTATCTGCAAACGCATCTGGGCCAATTTTTGCCACAAACAACACGGGGGATAAAAGCTCCTCGTGATACATAGCAGTAGCAGACTTCAAAATCCCAGTCTCGCTAAACTCCTCTTCGGCCTTGGGCAACATACACAAAATATGGTACGTCGCTGGATCAGGCACTTGTTTGGCTTTTTCTTCAGCGGATACATTGAGTACCGCCGATAAATCTACCGCACTAACATCAAATTCAGTCATCTTCAGAGTCCTTTAATTTACGCACGAGGTCACCTATTTCATACTGCGCAGTCTGGAGACCTCGGATAAAACCGCACAGTTCTTTGTAGTGATCGTAGGATTTCGCGCTACCATCACACAAAACTTCAGCTTGACTCTTACGATGCTCTTCGAGCTTAGAGGAGAGCAAATCTAGGATTCTTCTGTCCATATTTATCCTTCACCGGGCGGTTGTTGGGCTTGCTGTTTTGCCTGCATCATTTTTTGCAACATCTCCATCTTGTGTCGCTGATCGTTCTGCCCAATTTGCTGCTGGGCTTGCTGCGCCTGAACTTGTTGCTGCTGTTGCTGATTTGCAACTTCTAGGGCATGTAACTCCTGCGCCTGCATAATTTCTTGCTGCATACGCATCGCCGCCATGTTCGGATCTTCACCCGTCTTGGCTGCGCTCTCGCGTGCTTTGAGTGATAGCTCCTCGGCTTTAAGCTGCAAGTCGCCACGTACTTTGAGCTCTTTGGTCTTGGCATCTTGTGCTTTGATCTGGAGTTCTGCTTGCTGCATCTGCACGAGCGGGTCTTGCTGCATCTGCTGGGCTTGCTGTTGTTGCTGCTGAGCCATGTTTGCATTGAGAAGCTGAGCGGATGCTTGCGCAACCAACTGAGACAACTGCACCTCCACTTGCTCTGGCAACTGCTCTCCGGGTGGGGGAAGTGGCACGCCCATCTGCTCTTCAATCTTGCGGCGGTATGAGAACGCTAAGTGTTCTGCAATGTGCGCTTGGATGGCAGCCATCATCTGCTGAGCCATGGGGTTCTGACCCATCGTTGCCGCAATCATCGGATCTCTCATGAACGTCGTATGCACAGCGATGTGAGCATCTTGGTCTTGATAGATAAACGCACGAGTTGGCTCGCCTTTGAGGAAGCCCATGTTCTCGCTGATTGGATCTTTCGGCTTCTCGTCGTCCTCTGTGGGCACGAGCTTGTCAGCGTTCTTGATGCCCAACACTTCAATCATCTGACGGTGCAACTGCGGTAAGTCATAGATCTGCGGAGCCTGTTGCGCCAACTGAATAACAGCTTGGTACTGCATGATGCGCTGAGCCATCGTCGCGCTGTTGGGGTCACTTACTGGAATAACGTCAACTGCATCATAGTCAGACTGCTTGGCCATGCGGTCACCGCTGACTGGGTCATACTCATACTCGCTCGGTGCATAGTCACGGATGATGTTCTTCAAGAGCTTAAACTCTTGTTTCATCGAGTAGTGCACACGAGCCTGTACAGCAGACATAGTCTTTAACTGACGCTCAAGAATAGCCAGCGTCGTACCAACAGGTGCGTTAGCACTCATATCACTGACTTTCATGTCAGCAACAGAACCCAGTCGGCGACCTTCTTCCGTGATCTTATCTAAGAGCCCTGCCAGAACCTGTGATGGTTCTTTGTATGGCAGAGCCATGATGTTGTCACGGATTGAACCAGAAGGCACGTCCATGTCGCGGAACTCACCCGGAGAGATTGGGGTATCGTCGTCTTTGATTCGCAAGCCGCGTGTCTTCAAGCCACCGGGCAGATTGCTCAGTGTGCCAGCGTCAATGAGTTGTCTAATAAGAGATGTACCGGCCCGGGCATAGCCACCAATAAGGTGTATGAAGCCAAAGCCATAAGCACCAAAGCCGGGTATGTAATCGTACTGGACAAAATGCTGGCGCTTAATCTTGAGATCGTCTTCTTCTTCCCAGTTGCGGTAGATAGAGAGGATTTTGTTTGTGCCTTTATCAATAGAGATAATGTACGGAAGAGCAATCTCATCTTCATCTTCGTAGCCGGGTAAGTTGTAGTCAATCTGGATTTCATAAATCTGATAGCGGTCGTCGTCCGTCAAGCTGTAGCCCTGTTCATCGGCTTTTTTCTTCTCAACGTCTGTGTGTACTTGAGCAGGCTCACCTAACTCAATCTCACGGTAGAAGCCTGCAACTTGCAACTTCTTTACATCGTTCTTTGTCTTGCGCATGATGTGAGACACGCGCTCTGCTGTACGTGCGCCAGAGGAGCCGTAAGGAATGATGATGTCTTCAGCAGGAATAAACACCGAAGTCTGACGACCAAGCGCTGGGTCGTAGTAAACTTTCTTAAACGCCGAGCCAGCTAGACCTAAGTTAAACAACATGCGCTCATGCTCAGGGCGATACTCTGACATTACTTCAGTAAGCTGATAGTTCATGTCTTCTCTGACACGCTCCGCCGCCTGCTCTTTAAGTTTATCAATTGCGCCGATGATCTCGGTTTTGACCGGGCCCGCAGCAGGGAACGTTTCAATGATAGTCTCGCTCTGGAACCGTACAGCAGCTTCTGTAAGTACCGTTGAGAAAACACCGCAAGCACCGAGCCACGGTTCAGTACGCTCTTCATACTTCATCCCCAGAACATCTAGTCCTTTGACAAACATCTCAACCCAGTCTTTGCGGGAATTGATGTCTCCGTCTACGTCACCCATGATGTCTTCAGCAATGCTTTGCAACTCATCGTCGTCCATGAAGTCAGCAAGGTTAGAGTCAAACTTTTCTTCTTTGTTCTCTATGCCGGGCTCGATTTCTATCTCTAGGCCATCCATGCCAATGCGAACACCCTCTGGGTTCTCAATCTCAATCTCAATGTCGGATATGCCACCTAGCTCTTCTTCTATACCAAGAGGCGCTGCATATAAACTTTTTTCCATTGAACTTGTAGCCATTATTAATCCTTAGTAGTACGCCGCGCGTCTGCCCGATTTAAACAATCTAACTTCGTCTAGTTCATCACTAGGAAGTCGGAGGAATCCACCTTGCCTAAAGCGCATTAAAGCAAGTGTTGTCGCGTCAACCAAGTCATCATGCTCGCCTGACGGGAACGCCCCAATCTCATCAACCAATTCTTCAGCCCAACGAGTATCGGGAACCCACACTTTCCCAGAAGCGATTATGTCCGATACTGCGTTCAAGCGGGCAATTTTGTCTTGCCCTTTACCCGGTGTAAATTCCTGCACAGGT